CTCTAGTTGCGCTTGATTGCGCGTCTTCGCTTTTTGCAGGCCGAGCGATCCCGAGCAGAAGAACCCTTAATTAAGTTCGCCCTACCGGTTATTACTTGGCTTGCTGTAAATCTATAACCCTATTTATACGCGCCTAAGACAGGCTTTTTGCATATATAGGTAAATACAATGTCGCGATTTTTAATGTGCCGAATAGCAACGAATTGACATTTTATAGTTGCTCACAAATAGTTTTAGTTAATCGCTGAACCCTACTTACACACCAAGGG